CCACCGAGGAACCACCATGTTCAACCAAACCGCACAGAAGGTGTTCGACGAGAGCATCGGCCGCGCACTTGCTTTGCCACCGGGTGACTTGGTGGCATCCGAAGCAGAGCTCAATTACGCCTCTGGACTGGTCAGCTACGCGCTGTTCCGTGGCGACATCACCCACGAACACGCCGAGCTGATGCACATGCGTGTGCGTGCTGCTCGCCAGCGCCGTGTGGCCCTGCTGATTCGGCAGGCTGCGGCATGAGCGCCTACGACATGTGGCTCGACCCGCCCGAACTGGACGACGAGCCGGAACCCGATGAAGACGATGCCGAGCCGGACGATTACCCGTTCCAGGCCGGCGACTGGCGCTCGGACGAGCGCGACATTCAACTGGAGCGCCGCTATGACCGCTAAGTGCCGGGGCTTCATCGCCCCAAACGCCCAGCAAATGGTTGAAGCCCTGCAACGCCAGGGCTTTTTCATGTTCCGCGACCTGCCGCTGGGCACCACCATCCGCATCCGCCGCGGCATGTTCGTTGTGAGGTTTCCATGAGCCAACGTGAGCACGTGGTCTACAAGGGCGAGCTGGATGGTGAAATTGTCTACATAGGCACCACCATTCAACAGCCTGAGGCTAGGTTTCGCTGGCATAAGTCGAATGGAAAGCCCTTCAAATTCACTGTCGTAGCCCGCTTCGACAATGCCCAGCAGATGCTGGCGCATGAGCATTTCCTGATCCAGAAGCACAAGCCCAAATTCAACAAAATCACGCACCGCCAGCAGAACCTAAACAGGAAGCTGAGCCCCGAACAGGTTTCGGAGCGTGTTGGACTTGCCGGCTGGTGCCAAACCTGTCTAAGGCGCCGGGTTAACCCTGGCTACAGCGCTTGCAGGTTCTGCTCATGACCGCCGCCCAACGCCGGCGCCGCCACCTGATCTGGCGCGGCGCCACCACTTCCCTCCTTGGCTGGGCCGGCTGGCTGACGCTGGTTGCCCTGGCTGACCTCATCACCCGATAGGAACCTCTCGCCATGAGCGATCTTGCGATCAAGCCTACGTTCAGCCTCGCCCCTCAAAACATCGAGGAAGCGCTGAAATTCGCCGACTACCTGTCCAAGTCGACCATCGTCCCCAAGGACTTCGCCAACAACCCCGGCAACATCCTGGTTGCCATTCAGTGGGGCATGGAGCTGGGACTGCAGCCCATGCAGGCCATGCAGAACATCGCGGTTATCAACGGCCGCCCAGCCCTGTGGGGTGACGCGGTAATCGCCCTGGTCCGCTCTTCGCCGCTCTGCGAGTACATCTACGAGAGCGACGACGGCGAAACGGCCACCTGCCGAGTGAAGCGCCGCAACGAAGAAGAGCAGGTGCGCACGTTCAGCATGACCGAGGCAAAGGCGGCCGGCCTGGCCGGCAAGCAAGGCCCCTGGACCCAATACCCGAAGCGGATGCGCCAGATGCGCGCCCGGGCATTTGCCATGCGCGACGTCTTCCCCGATGTGCTGCGCGGCATGCCGGTCGCGGAAGAACTGCAGGACATCCCAGCCGAGCGCGAGCTGAACCAGGCTCACGTGCGCAAGGCTGACGAACCGAAACAGCTGCCTGCCTACCCCGATAGCAAGCTCGACGAAAGCAGCGAGCAGTGGCGCGGCCTCATCGCCGCAGGGCGAACCAGCCCTGATCACCTGATCAAGACCATCAGCAGCAAATACATCATCACCGACGCGCAGATGGAGCGTATCCACGCCCTGGCTGCCATTGAAGGAGAAGCCACCGATGCAAGTGCATAACGTCCAGCAAGGCACGCCTGAGTGGCATGCCCTTCGCTCCAGCTACTTCACCGCTTCGGAGGCGCCCGCGATGATGGGCGCTTCGAAGTACCAGACCCGCAACGACCTGCTGGCGTTGAAGAAGACCGGCATTGTGCCGGAGGTGACGCCCCAGCAGCAGGCCATCTTCGACCGTGGCCACGCTACCGAAGAGCTGGCCCGTCCCCTGGTCGAGGAAATGATCGGCGAAGAGCTTTACCCCATCGTCGGTACCAGCGGCAACCTGCTGGCCTCGATGGACGGCGCCACCATGCTGGGCGACACCCTGTTCGAACACAAGCTGTGGAACGCCACTTTGGCTGCCGCAGTGCTCGCCGGAGAGCTGGAGCCGCATTACTACTGGCAGCTTGAGCAGCAATTGCTGGTCAGCAGCGCCGAGCGCGTCATCTTCGTCTGCTCGGACGGTACCTGCGACAACTTCGTGCACATGGAATACCGCCCGGTGACCGGGCGCCGCGAGCAACTGGTTGCCGGATGGGCTCAGTTCGAGGAAGACCTGGGCGCGTTCGAAGTGAAGGAAGCCAAGGTCGAGGTAATCGGTTCTGCACCTGACCAGCTGCCGGCCCTGCGTATTGAGGTGACCGGCATGGTCACCGCTAGCAACCTGGACGCCTTCAAGGCGCATGCCATGCAGGTGTTCAGCGGCATCAACACCGAGCTCAAGACCGACCAGGACTTCGCGAATGCCGAGACGACCGTGAAGTGGTGCAGCGAGGTCGAAGACAAGCTAAAGGCTGCCAAGGAGCACGCCCTGAGCCAGACCGAAAGCATCGACGCCCTGTTCAAGGCGATCGACGACATCGCCGCCGAGGCCCGCCGCAAGCGCCTGGAGCTGGACAAGCTGGTCAAGTCCCGCAAGGACAGCATCCGGACCGAGATCGTGATGGACTCGGCCAAGGCCCTGCAGGATCACATCGACCAGATCGATGCCACCCTGGGCGGCCGCATCCGCATGCCGAAGGTGCACGCCAACTTCGCCGAGGCCATCAAAGGCAAGCGCACCATCGACAGCCTGAACGATGCGGCCGGCGCCGAACTGGCCCGGGCAAAGATCGAGGCCAGCCGCATCGGCGACCTGATCCGCTTGAATATCGCCAGCCTCAACGAGTTGGCGGCCAACCACAAGTTCCTGTTCCACGATGCGCAGGAACTGGTGCAGAAGGCCAACGACGACTTGGTGGCGCTGATCAAGGTCCGCATCAACGAGCACGAACAGGCCGAGCAGAAGAGGCGCGACGATGCCGAATTGGCGCGCCAGCAGGCCGAGCAACAGGCCGCCCAACAGGAGCAGGACCAGCCGCAGGTGCAAGAGCAGCAGGCGGCACAGCCGGTTGCTAAGGCTGAGCCCGCACCCGCGGTCACGCCGATCGCCAGCGCAGCGCCAGCGGCACAGCAGGCCGCGGACGATGGCCGTCGCATCAAGCTGGGCGACATCAGTGCAACCTTGGGCTTCACCCTCACTGCAGACTTCCTGGCCTCGCTGGGCTTCGAGGCGGTCGCACAGGAACGCTCGGCCAAGCTGTACCGCGCCAGCGACTTCGAAGCCATCTGCACCGCGCTGATCCATCACATCCAGTCGGTTCGGCACAGCAAGGCGGCTGCGTAATGGCCAGCCAGACCGTGGAAGAACTGTATGACCGGGTCGAGGAATTCACCTCGCTGCTCGCCGCCGCGGACCTCCATGCGTCGGGCACCTGGGAACAAGAGTTCGTCGAAAACCTACGGGCCAGCTTCAAGAGCTACGGCCCGCGCACCCTTCTGACCTTCGTCCAGCAGAAGAAGCTGGAAGAGATCGCCAAGTACTGAGGATCCCCAATGAAAGCTGAACACAAAGAGTTCATCGACCGCGCCTACCTGCACGGCGTTTCGCCGATGGGCCTGGCGCACGAATTGATGGTGCACGACCTGGTGGAAGCGGCGCTGTTCGAGCTACGCAACATCAAGATGCCATTCACCCGCCTGGGTGAAGACGATCAACAGGAAGTGATCGACCGCATCACCGAAAAGGCCAGCGATGTGGTGCGGTCGGCGGTGAGCATCATTGCTGCGCGTGGCGCCACCACCATCGAACTGACCATGAAAGAGGTCAAGTTTGATGCCAAGAAGCTGACTGCCACCGGAATCATCGACGCCAAGGCGCCGAACCGGAAAGAGCTTATCGACAGTGCCGGCCACCTATGCCTGCTGGTGATGGCGCCGGACGATTACCACGAAGGCACCGATTTCGTTAAGCCGGAGCGCGACCAGCATGAGCTGCCGCTGAGTGCTGCCGAGCGGATCGCCGGTATGGGGCTGGACCTGGGGCTGGACCGCCAGCAGGAAG